CTGAAGACGTAGATGCTTATACTGTTGCGGACATAAACACGCGAATTCGCCAGTCGGTTGAGGAACCCGAGTCGATAGATTGGGCTGAGATGCCCAAGCGAGAATAAATATGCCGGTGTATGATTTTACATTTGGGTCTCCACAGCCGATTCCACCTGAGAAGGAGGCTACATCCACCAGTCAGGGGCGTGTAGAGGAGCAGCATCCGGTACGTACGCCAGACTTGCATCCCAAGAAAATCGATGTAGACGAAGCTTCTAATAAAGCGCCGGAGGAAGTACGCGAGGTCATCACTCGTGGATTCCACGTTGTCGATGAGGGAATGAAGAACTGGCTGAGCGGCATTAAGGTGCCTATCGCAGACAACTATAAAGTTGCTTCTGTGCATATCGTAAACCAGGATAGGTCTATACTTTCATGGGCGCAGGATTTCTTCGATGGCCGCGTGCCTCTCCCGGTGATCGCAGTAAAGCGAGATAGCTGGTCGTTTGATAGCCAGAGATATCATCCGCCGTTCCATCCATATATACGGCAGTATACCGACGATAGCAAGCGTCGCATGCGCATGATCTACAAGCCCATACCATTTACGATCGAATATAGTATCAGTATTTGGGGCGAATATAAGCAGGATGCCGAATACATAAATACGAACATATTAAAGCGCTCATCGCCGCAGGGCATATTCTACGTACAAGATGAGATAATGCAGCAGATAGTTCGTGTCGTACATAACAGCTCTAACGACAATAGTGATATAGACATAGCCAAGGACCGCGCAAAAGTTATGTATGACATGTCTATGACAGCCGAGTACGCAATCCCCATCAACGAAAAGATCGTTCCGACTGTTCTTGGGCGTGTGGTTTCAATAAAAGAAATGGACACACGCGAACCCTTTGAGGTTTACCGTGTAGAGGACTTTCAACAATAGGAGAGAGTATGTCAAAGAAGCCGATGACGCAGCGCGAGATCAAGAAGGGCAAGAAGAAAGAAAAGGCAGAAATGCTTACTGTGTACAATCCGCGCGGTCAGGCTGTGCCCTTGCAGATTCGTGATCCTGAGAAAGACTTCTACGTGAGCGAACAGACAATACATCTCGGCCCCGGCAAGAGATATACTGACTATGCACATATGTTCAATCGTGATCAGCTCGAAAACCTGAGCACCAAAGGCATGATAAGAGTCCTGTAATGCCCCTGTCACCAGGCCTGTATATCCGTGATCTTGAACAGCTACCCGATGAAGAATCGAGTGGTGTACGTATTGCCATTATTGGCACTGCCAGCAAGGGTCCCGTGAACCAGCCGGTTCTTGTCCGCAGCGAACAAGATTTCATCAACAAATTCGGTAGGCCGAACCCCAATTATTACCTTGGGTATGCCGCCTTGACAGCCCTGGAAGCCGGACTCCCTATCTATGTCGAGCGTGTCGCTGTCGCAGACGAGCCAGGGATGCCAGACGATCTCCGACAGAACGCCATCGATCTAAGTGGCGCACGCGAGCAAGGGTGGGGTCGGATACCGGTTTTTGCAGGGCGAGACTTCGGCCGGCTGAAGCTGCGCATACCCACTGTTGATGAACCGTTTGCGTTCCACGAACAATCGAGTACTTTCTTGGGGTTCGTTGATCTAATTGAAGACCCCACATATGGTGCGACATCTGGTGCTGTATCTATCGGCGGCTCTTATAATGGAGACAGAGACGAGATCGTTGAGATTCGGATCTTGTCTGCACCAAGCTCAGATCTGCTCGACGGTGCCGAATATTCTATTGTTCGGGTGCGTGACGAACTTGTGTTGGGGTCTGGTTCTTTGGTCGCGACCGCGCCTGGTCTGGCACAGGTGGTATCGACATCTATGGGCGTTACGCTCTCTCTATCTGTGTTCGGCGCCCCCCTAAATGACGGTGATGTTTTTAGCATAGAGTTACACCCGGATAACCGCGATGTCAATGTTTGGGTTGACCGCTCTGAGTCAGGCGGTTCGCCTCAATATGAGTCCCTATCGTTCAATGACGGCGAAAACTTTCACGATCCAGAATCGTTCGCCGATCGTTTTAATGGAATGGCAACTGGCAATAAGGTGAGGGCGGTATGGGACGGATCAGAATTATACATCGTATCCGAAATACCCGGTGATTCCATACAACTCATTGACTCTGCCGCGTGGGCTATGGAGGTGGGCCAGAGCCCTTTGGCCTATGATATTCCAAAGGGCCATCTTATCAGCGCACAGGATGGGCCGTTTGGATTATCCACGGACAATAATCAGGTTGTTCTAGAATTTTCGAACGGCGATAATACATTCCAGATACGAGCAGACATACCGATCACTATGAGTTCGGTGGCGGATATTGCGGATATTATTGATCAGCGTGGCGTCTATGCTGGCAGTCGCGTGTTCCGCGCATATCCATTAGAGATAGCGGAATCATCTTATCACCTATGCATAGAATTAACACATGAATTTGCGGATTATTCTATGCAGTTGATGGCGGACAATCAGCATTTGAAGGTGAAGAAATTCGCCGATCTGATTGAAATGTCCAACGAAGAGGAAGAATCTCGGCCTTTTTATGACCCAAGGCCTGTTTTGCCGTCACCATCTGAAAATCTGGATGTACCTGAATCATGCACATCCTCATCCCCTATGTGCATCATAGACGCTGCATATTATCGATATATACTGGGATGGTTCGTTGCTTCATCCCCTGGAACATGGGTTGAGGATTATGAGTTACGCATAACACGCGGCGATCAGGTGTTTGGTGTACAGAGATATAATATTTACTTGGTCAATGATGTCGCCGAGACCGTGCACCAGGTATTAGATATCTCGTTTGATCCCAATGACGAAAGATTTGTTGCATCTGTTTTAAACGCGTCCATCGATCAGGATGGTGACGCGTTCATACGTTGGATAGAACGCCCGACATATCTCGACACCCCCGAACAATTCGAGCCCTATGAGTTCACGTCCGAGTTTTTCGGCGGGATAGATGGTGTCCCGACTGATCCGGTATATAGCTCTGAGTTAGATCGTGTTGTCATTGGCCGCGCTGATAATTCTACAGGCTTATTCGCATTCCAGAACCATGAATCCATAGATGTAGACGTACTGTCGGCGCCCGGATTCACGTCTGGCGCTGTCATTGGAGAGGGTATACAGATTGCTCAGTGGAGAGGTGACTGTATATATCTAATAGATGCGCCTTATGGCTTGTCGCCACAACAAGTAATACAGTGGCATAATGGCATGTTGCTGTCTGACTTTCGGCAAGCGATTAATTCTTCCTTTGCGGCGCTATATTACTCGTGGGTGAAACAATATGACAAGTATAATCGGCGAGACGTATGGGTGCCGCCATCTTGTTACGTGAATCGCCAATTAGCATTGATGGAGAATCCGTGGTCTGCGCCCGCAGGTTTGCAGCGTGGCCGCCTGGCTGACGCTCTCGATATTGAATATGACACCACTCTTGGTGAGCGTGATTTTATGTATTCATCTGGGAACGCGGTCAATCCACTGATACATATGCCGGGTGAAGGCATAGTGATATGGGGACAAAAGACTCTGCAGCGGTCTTTGTCGGCTCTAAGTTATGTCAATGTTCGATTGCTGATGAATATGATTGTGCAACTTATGCGATATCGGATGCGCAGATTCGTGTTCGCGCAGAATGACGCCATCACGCGTAGCCGCATTACTACGGTCAGTGAGATGCTGTTTGACGAGCTGAGATCTCGTAATGCGATATTTGACTATCGCCTTGTGTGTGACGAAACTAACAACACTAGTGAGCGCGTTTCTCGTAACGAGCTTTGGATCTCTGTCTTCGTAAAGCCTTCGCGGGCCGCGGAAGTAATTGAGTTAAGCGTCAATATGTTGACTAACGCGTCACTGCTGAATATTACGGTAGTCTGACGGCGCAAAAATATATTACAGAGGCATGCTAAGGAGACGATTATGCCAGGTTTTCATATTAATGGCACAGGTTCGCCGGTTGGTAATCATCCTGATGGCCGCGGCGAGGTCCGTCGCCCATATAGATGGGTATTTAGGCTTTTGACGTCACTCCCAAACCGGGATGCCCTATTGTATCTGCGGTCTTGCAATCGCCCGCAGCTCACGCTCGAGCCTATCGAGCAGCACCATAACCAGGAACGTATCTACCACGCTGGCCGCACTGAGTGGAATGAACTGACCATGACGTGGTACGACATGGAGACTCCGGTTGATGTTTCACAAGCCGTGTATGATTGGCTGGAACAGGCTGTGTACAGCATTGACAATGCAGAGGTGAATCACCCGGAGACGTACAAGCAGACAGCGGAACTCAGCATGACGAGTCACAATGGCAATACGAATGAAACATGGAAGCTATATAATTCGTGGCCTACAACCATAAATTGGAATGAACTCGATTACTCAAACAATGATGTTATGGAGTTAGAAGCTACGGTCCGGTATGACCGCGCTTCGAGACAGTAACTCTAATGCCTGGTTTTATCATATCACAGGGCGGCGGTGACGCGCAGAGGCCATCTGGAAAGATTGAGCCTCTGCGTTCGTATAGGTGGCATCTTGACGAGATCATCGCTCCATCCCAAGGTGGCGAGGACAGTTTGCCTGGCAGAGTTGCTGCTGAGATCGAAGTGCCCCAGGTCCAATTTGATGAACAGATCGTGTTAGGAATGAGCATAGAGTATAAGTTCATCAAGCGGCCAAGGTTCCCTGACATGGCGATTACGTTTTATGACATAGTCGGCCTACAGCAAATATTTGAAGATTGGGTCACAAAACATATGTGGAATCCGGAGAAGGGCATAGGCGCAGATCAGAGTTCCAGCCCCATGTACAAGGGGTCATTGAAATTTTCTGAGCTTGATGCTGCGGGTTCTCCGGTGGCTCAGTTTGAGATAAAGGAAGCTTGGCCGAAGTCCATCGAACATTCCAGGTTGAGCTATTCCGATAACAGCCTAAAGATGTTGACAGTGCGCTTCGCATACGAATATTACTTATACAGACAGATGGGCGGCAACGCTCAGCCAGCACCGCCGCCCCCGCCAGCGAATGCGATCGCAGATCGGCGCGTTTCTGGCGAATATGGACGGGCTTCGACAGCTGGCGAGTCTTACACCGGCGAGTACTACACATAGTATTTAAAATGCCATTATTAGGAGATTGTTATGCCCAATGATCCGGCAGATAAGAACCAGGGTGTACCTGCGGAAGAAGAAGCTGAGAACACCACGAAACCACAGACAGAGGACAATACGCAACCCGTGACGGACGCGGATGTCCTTGATGCTATATTGGCGAAGCCAGAAGACGAGTTGCTTCCATGGGAGCCGGTGACGCTACCTAGTCTTGGCGCATACTATGGCGACTCCATACCGGACGGTACGGTTATGGTGCGTCCGATGGGTCTACACGCAGAGAAGATTCTGTCCACAGCTCGACTCGCCAAAAGCGGTAAGGCTGTGGACATGGTATTCGAGCATTGCGTTCGGTTTCCAGATGAGTCTTTTGATCCTCTTGACCTCCTGGTTGGTGATGGCACATTTATACTGTTCTATCTGCGTGGCATAACATACGGCAACATGTACGAGTTCACTGTCAAGTGTTCGGATAGCGATTGCAACCATGCAATGTTGCAGATTTTTGACCTGAATGAGTTGCAGGATACGATTCAAAATCCCAAGCCGGGATTTGAGTCTGAGCCGTTTGAGGTTACGCTTCCGCACATGACAGAGATTGCCGGACGCCCGTTCAAGGTAAAGGTGCGCATGGCCCGGCGCCGCGATATTACATCGATTGCTGGAAGTTCCCGTGCGGACAAGCTGGCGCATCCACGTCGCGCAACTACGCGTAAAGATCGCAGGTTCCGGGATGTCGTCACCAAGACTGATTTGGATGACACGATTGAGAAGAATTTGAATTATTTGATTGTAGAGGCCATGGGTCAGAAGGATCGGTTTAAGATCCAGGAACTTGTCAAGCGTATGAGTAGCGCGGATACCTCATATATTCGTGAATTTCTGGAAGATGTGTCTCCTGGTGTGGATACGTCTATTGCAATCGAGTGCCCGGAGTGCGGAAATGATATGAACATTCAGCTCCCGATCACCGAATCCTTTTTTCGTCGAACGGTCGGAGGAGGAGATCGAGAATCAGTGGCAGCATCTGATGACGCAAGTAATGGAGCTTAAACAACATGGTTTCTCCTTGCAGGAGCTCGTGCTAACTACGGCCGAGGAAAGATCTTTCTTTGTCGAATGGCTGAACAAGCAAGCCCAGAAGCAGCGTGACCAATCCGGACAGGCAAATGCCCCCAAGAATCCGACTCTCGGACCGCATATGAATAAATAGTTGCGCACGACGTATAATACACGACGCAAAAGTATCGTACCAATGCGGAGACATGTCGTGCATACAACGAGTCGCTTGATCAAGAAGGTTCGCAATTGTCCCAATTATACTTCTTTGAGCGCCTTGGAACCATTGTTCAATGAAGCAGGTCTGACATTGCAGACGACGCAGAAGAACCGCATTGTATTATGTAAACTGGTCGAAGGCACGCCATCCTGCAATGCGATTATGGAAGACTACATTTTTCTCGGCGCTACTGACTCAATGAATGATGAAATCAGTGAACGTATGATAAAGTGCATCACCAGATTTATATCCGAGGCCGCGTCAGATGACGATCCGCAAGAGGTGAATTCAGATAATATGCGCAGCTGGCAAGATGGCAAACGCACGTATGGCAAGATATTCGTAATGAATGAAGATGTAAATTCTGTAGTCCAGGAATATGCTGATGCCCTATGAGTTTCCGGTACCGCATCCCAGAGGGTATCAGACGGATTCTGAAGAGAAGTGCTTGAAGCCCCCACAGACTCCGGAAGGATTCTTTGTCAATGATGTAGTGCTACATGCACTGCTCGCGAGAGTGACGGCGAGTAATGGCACTGTACATGAATTTCACACCACATACGACCCGCATGACGGATCCATAGAGGTGGATATTCCAGAATGTTACCTGCAGTATTTGGAGGACAACATCGCGGTTGGCCCCCAGACCAAACGATACCTGCGGTGGTTGATTGGGATCGCGAGCGGCTTCGTAGCCAATAATCTTGTCTGGGTGCAGCACGATGATCTCGTGGAGTTGGCACCAGGGAAACGATACGGCACTCCGGATGCGTTCTTCGAGGAAAGTCTCGCGGTGTTTATACAGGGCTTGAAGGTAGAGCCGGACAACGATGATGGATATATCGTACTAGATGATCATACGTTTGAAATGCGCGAAACCTATGACGCCAGTTTACGCGTTACATGTGCTTATCTCAAGAAATAATCCCTCCGCGAGTCAAAATTAATACAGGAAACGCATAGGAGGGTTAATCATGCCGCGCAGTTTACTTTCACAACTATTGCAGGTTAATGCGTCATCTACATATGATGATGCGGTTTCAAGTCCGCATACAGTCGGGGTCGCCGAGGGGCAGGGTTCTCTTGAAGGTGACATGAATGTCTTCCGCACCCTTATGAAAGATCTCAAGGGTACGACGAATTGGTATGATGACACTAATCTAAGTGTCAAAGAGATCTATGAGAAATATTTTGTGCAGCTATATGCCTCTACATCTTTCGAGAACGTAGCGGTGAACGGTGGTAGCACAACGGCGTTCGACACCGCCATTCAGACAATCAGCAGTCATAACGATGGCGGCGGCAACTCCACTACTTCCGGTGTTGTCACGAACACGACGCTTCCGCATAGAATTTCGTTGCGAGATTCCGCAACGCAGGATCCGATCGAAGACGGCAGCAATAACGAGGTGTATGGTCGACTCACGTGGAATGGTACGGCGTACGTGGTCACATTTTATAGCAACGTAAGTGGCACAGAGACTGCTTACACTTTTGGGGCCAGCACGAACGTGGATTTGGCATACGTTGCTGTTAGTCGCAGATATGAAGAGCTTAGCTGGGACCGGTTCTTGGACTTTGAATTCCATGATGTGGCCGGTCTTTCTGGGACTATTCTTGACGATAATGTTACCGTTAACGGGATGTCATTCTTGCTTAACGGTCTGACTACACAAGCGGCGGTTAATGATAAGCTTGACAAGCTCGGCTCTACCGCTAATGGCGAGGGTGCCAGTGGCGTCGCCATCGAGGACGCATCCGCTTGGTACACTTCAGATGATGTAGAAGGTGCACTTAACGAGGTTGAAACTCTCCTCGGTTCAACAACTTCTACCACATACGATTTCTCTGAAGAGAACGTGCTTGCAGACAACGACGCAGTTTATCCTGCGCTTGAGAAATTAGACCTAAAGTGGGGGGATCTTTCAAGTAATACGAATGGCGAAGGCGCGTCAATCGTCGGCATTGAAGATTCCGGCAGTTATTTTACTGCGACGAATGTAGAAGGGGCGCTGCAGGAGATTGGCGGTCTCATAGAGAACGTGTCCGGCTGGGAGAAGGAAGTCGAGACTCCTGGTAGTCCAATCTCCTCAGGAACAAACCATACCATTCCTGGCAGCAAGACTTATACACCCAACAGTGGCGCGAACATGGATGTATATGTGAGCGGTCAGCTCCTGGTCGAGGGTACTGGAAATGATTATGAGGAAGTCAGCTCGACGCAGATCAAATTCCTGTTTACCGTTCCGTCGAGCAAGAACATTACGTACATGATACGCGCCTAAGGAGATTAGATGCAGGAATTCACTCCTGAAGAGGCAGTTGAGATAGTCTCTAAACTGCAAGGACCTGAAGGATTGGGCGCACTGGGAGATGAGCTACAGAACCTCATCTCCCAGCGCCATCGGCAGATAGACGCCTTACACGCCGAGATAAAGGCGTTCACGGTAGTTCAGCGAACCATCAAGGTGATGAAGAAGCGATGGGGCCTGGAGCCTGGTGGTGCAACGACAGAAGCGGAAGAAATCGCCGGCGCAGAGCCACAAGCCGACACTGTGGACCCAGAGACAATGCAACGGATAGAAGACGGCCTGTGCATATTCAAGTCCAGAGAGACCAAAAAATGGTGTCAGAGGAAATTGCTCACCAAAAAAGAGAAAGAATGTGGCTATTGCAAGACACACATGGCTGAACTTGGTTTGAGCGAGAACTAGATCATGCCTCGCAGCAGATTGGGCGAAGAAAACGTATATGATCCTGATCTAGCTTTGCAATCGGAGCTAGAAGAGGTCAAGGATAACAACACCGGCAACTTCGTCCCGGCTACGATGAATAATTGGGAGTTATGGAAGCGCCTGGGCGGTGACATCGGCAATGCTCGTGTGTTTCCCGTCAGTGTCGGCAGGAATAGTAATGTGACAAACACCTACTTACGCAGCGGCGAGGTCCCCACCAATCTGGCGCCAATCGTTCTGCCCTTTGATTGCTCCTTGATCGCGGTGGCGGTTAGCACTTGGTTCAATGAAAGTTGGATATTTCGTGTGCGTGATGGGATCACATTTACCAATATCGCCAGTTTGACGGTATCCAATTCGAATACTGCGTACAAGAATGATTACACGGGAATCAATCTCAGTGCCGGCGACACCCTAGCATTTTATGTTGAAGGCAATAGTGTAAGTAGGCCCAGTGCGTACGTTTATTTGCAACGGGGCACAGAGACATGAAGATATTATTAAGTACAACTGGGACCCAGAACACAGTCAATATTCGTGATCTCGATGGACTCACGATCGCTCATCCAACGACGAATTTCGATCTCTTGGGCCAGTTTGAATTGGACGTGATATTTCGCTCCCTGGATCTTCAATATGCAATCGATAATAATTATGTCACCATTCTGGACGATGACGGCCGCACTGTTGTAGACGTAGGTGTAGATCTCGCGCCTGTGGCCGAGATCAAATTAGACGACGAAGGCGGAGGTGCAAATGACCGTCCGTTATTTCACGCATATGACGCAGACGGGCTTATAGAAGTTGGCGACAACTGGGTTGATATACAATATGACACTGAGGTCAAGGAAGACGACAATTACTCCCATGTCGTAGATTCGGCGGAGGTTATATTCGATGTCGCAGGGTGGTATGAGATCACTGCTGATGTTACGCTCGATGAGAAAGATGGATCTTCGAGAACTGAATGGGCGTCCAGGATAGTGAAGGATACGGGATCTGGATATTCCGTGATCGACGGCAGTTATCGGCTTGGGTATTCGCGGAATTCATCACAGGGTGGGAATAGCACAAGTGCGACTATTTTGTTTCAGGCGCAGGCGAACGACAAGATTAAAGTTCAAGCGCAAGTTGTTAGCGGCGGTTCTACTCTAGAGACCGTACCCAATGGTTGTTCGATTTTTGTCGCCGAGTCCACAGCACGAGGTGCGAAAGGTGACAAGGGCGACACGGGTTCTGGCAGCACAATCGCGATTGAGGAAGATGACACACAGATTGAAGATCAATGTTCGACGCTCAACTTTGAAGGGAATGTTGATGTCGTTGACGAAGGTGGTGGCAAGGTAACCATCAACGTCACGAATGGTGACGGAGCTAACGTATTCGGCACTGAATACGCTTATGCGTCGAGTGAGACCCTTAGTTCAACGACATCGACCAGTTACCAGCAGAAATTACGCCTGTCGGTCACTGGGGTCCCTGAGGGCGAATATCATGTTGGATGGAGCTTCGAATGGCGCGTGAGCAACAATTCGCATGAAATGAAGGTCCGTGTTCAATTGGATGATGCCGACGATCTTGGTCGGGTGGAACTGTCCTGTAACCAAGCGAATAAAACCCAACCAGCGTCAGGCTTCAAGAAAGTCTCTCTTAATGGGGATCACGATATTGATTTAGATTATTGCGCAACGCATGCATCCCATGCGGCAAGTATTGGCAGGGCGCGTTTAGGACTGTGGCGTGTGGGATAGGGGAGATCACATGAGTCTGTATGAATACAATTATACTAAGGAGGTTGCAGCGGATCGGCTCACATTGGAGATCCAGGAAAGCACCATCACGATTGCGCTGGACCACATCACAGTAGACGGGACTTCTGTTGCGATCTTCTTCAAAGATGATTTGGGCACGCAGGAGACGGCCCTTAACACCATAGTCGCTGATCATGTCGCGACCCACTTACCGGACAATCAACCGCAGAATGTCAAGATTCAAGAGGTTGAGGCTGATCTTACCAACAACGTCCCGATACAAGACCGTGATCTCGCCGATCGCGCTGGCAAGAATGTGTATAAGCATTCTGAAAGTTATTTCGTGGACTCTAATGAGAGTGACAACATTTATCTGGTCTCTTTCAATTCATACATGTATTTGTGCGGTGGCGGGTATCAAGTCCTACCGAAGATCTATATTGACGGGCAGGAATTCATACAAAAACCCGAGCATGGCGATACGGTGACGTTCGATCTTGTTGACATCGATAACATAACTGGACTCAGTAAGACCGCGTCTATACACTCTGTCGAGCGGTCCAGCAATGTTGTGACCATAACGACTGTGGCTGATCACTCGTTTGTTGTCGGTGATATGGTGCACGTTGACGCATCTGATGACACCTTCGATGAAATGGAAGTAGAAGTGCAATCAGTTCCATCTAGTACCATGTTCACGTATAATCAGACCGCCTCTGATGTTGTTAGCAAGAGTGATACTGGCGATGTCGGATTGTGCAAAGTCTTGGGCATCTTTGTTCCTGGTGATTATATTGGGCCGGGATCTGAATGGGAACTCGTCACCCCCGACGGCAAGCTAGTGCCTCCGGGCGTTTATATGCGTGCTCGTATCACGTCCACTGGTAACAACGACTACTACGTCTACTCATGGTACAATATGCGTACATATTCGGCATAGGATACATAGATGAAATCAAAATCCCAAGTGAAGAATAATAAGAGAAAGAATGTTCACGTGAATGTGCCGATTCGCGGGGCGGAACTTAAAAAATTGGCTGGACGCAATTCGAAATGATTCATCCCAGACGCGGTGACATTGTCCTGTCCAGAGAGAAGACGATATTTTCTGCCTTGGTGCGGTG